ATCCGACACTGAGTAAAAATAAACTCAGCCATTGCGATGTACAAAAACATCGTCGGAAGCTTCCACGGGATGCAAACGGGCACAAATGTACAGGCCCCTTTGCTATCTTCGATGGGATAATTCGGAGTGCATCTCACAGTTTGGAGAGACAACCGAACACTATCACTTTCTATCCTGGTAACGCTTTAAGTCAGCTACTCCGAAGGGAGTGTGCCTGGCTCGTTGCGAAGGACAAAAAAGGATTTGAATTTATAGACTGCACCTCAGTGTCAGTCTTGCACGACGCGGCCTACCTTTGCCGGTCCCTTTTAGAGGTCATCCTTGACCATGAGGACTCGCTGATTGGCCTCCCACTGGACTCACTTTTGAGTCTTTTGAATTCTGCTCGGCTCTGGCCAGCAGATTCCTTTCTGAAGCACGCTAAATATATCTGTAATTGGCCTATTGCCTCTTACCTGGATAATGACCTCCCTTCCCCGCCTGACACATGGGTCTTTTCCCGTCAGGACTTGGATCCTAACAGCCCCCGCGCACCTTCGTTTTACGACTGCTTTTCTGGCAGACTAGCCAAATATCTGAAGAACAGATGTGCTATACGTAACAACAAGAATTTGCACTTGTGGTGGAGCTGGTTACAAGGAATAAAGAGAGGGTGTGCACCTGCTGTAGACGAAGACGTAATGGCTTCCCTTCATGATCATGCTTCCACTCTGTCAACACATGGTAGATTGTCGTCCTTCGAGGACGATCATCCCTTGATTGTTGAGATAACAGAGAAAGCGAGGATGTTTTGGGATAGGGCCATTTCGAACCATGTGGTTCCGGAAGCGCGGACTTGGGTCTTGCCAGTTGAGAAAACTCCTGGTGAGCCCTGTAAGATCCGGCTGCGGGACAATACACCATGTGTCAATGCTGTAAACGCCGATGGGGGCCCGAAGGTCACTCCATCCTCTGGCGCCTCCTGGGAGGCTAATTGCAAAGACGGTGGTACACATAATTGGTTCTTCGACTATTTCCACAAAGAGACAGACCGTAAGGTTTCCAACGCAATTCCCGATTCTGTCGGGTACCCCTGTGATGCCAAAAAGATTCGGACATTTATTGTCCATCATGAGGACTTATCTGTCCCCTATACTGGACATCACGAGGATATGTATGTTGAAAGGAAACGCAAGGACGGTACGTCTGATTTCTTGATCCATGGCGACCTGCATAAGAAGCGGTTGCCGCACAGCGACTTGTTGACCATGTGGTATGATTCACGCAATAATGAAGTCCGAGAAGAGCGAGGCTACACTCTCGGAGAATCATTTGAGACCCTTATCCAAATGAGCCGGACCGGACGGTGGGACCACACTAATGTGCGGGTAATACCACTGAAGGAACCACTCAAAATTCGGAATATCTCAAAAGGTAACGCACTCAAGTATTGGCTTGCCAAACCGGTGCAGAAACTAATGAGGGATCTTACGCGTAAATACCCACAATTGGTCCTAACAAAAGCTCCTCTCGATGAGCCCCACATTCGGGGCTTTGGGAGAAGACTGACACAATGGTCGCGGACATTCGCCTACGTTTTTCCAGTCAAGTTCAAGGACTTGACCTGGAATTCACCTTCGTGGTGAGTGGCGATTTTAAGGGAGCAACAGACCGTCTTGATATCCTGGTTACCAAAATCGGGTTCGAGGCTTTTTTAGGTTTGGTTGACTTCCCTATTCGACATCAGCCTGACGGTAACGTCGCTGGTGTTGATTGTCCGACTCGTGCTGAGATCATAGAAATGTGGAAAGACACCCTGCGGGATGTCCTCTATGAGCAGATGCTACACTATCCAGAAGCAAATAAAGATGGCGGCATCACCCATCAAGTTCCTACCACGGAACAGAACAACGGTCAGCTTATGGGCTCAAACCTCTCATTTCCTATTTTGTGTCTTGCCAACTTGATTGGCTATTGGATGACACTGGAGGAATATACGGGGCTTAAATTTGAACCATCTCAGCTGCCTGTTCTCATTAATGGTGATGACATTCTCTTCAGAACCCCTAAACCAAGACCTGACGATCCCAAGAGTTTTTATGAATTGTGGAAGAAGAACATCGACGCACTCGGCTTCAAGCTGAGCGTCGGAAAGAACTATGTCCACGATACTGTCTTTACAGTTAACTCTCAATGTTGGGTCGTTAGCGGTGCTATGGAAGCTGTACCGCAATTCAGACGCATCCGACACCTAGATGTTGGAATCCTAACGAACGAAAACGCTGGGATGCGACAAGAAACGAGGGTCTTACCTCTCGCTGAACGTCTGAATCAGGTTTTGGCTGGGGCGCACAATAAGGAACGTGCGTGGAAACGTCTCAAGTCATATTATCGCAAGGAGTTGAAAGAATGGATGCAAGTCGGAAGACATACAACATTCAATGTTTTCTCTGCGGTAGCCCTCGGAGGTCTCGGAGTAGAGACCCACGGTGTGGACCCAGGTTTCTCGAAGTTTCAGAAACGCTTGGGCCACTTCCTCAGGAAGCGACTTCTTGGGCTGGACAATCAAGACCAGCTCAAATCATGTGAGTCAATTGCGCTTTCCGTGGAAAAAGAGGGTGAGAGTCTGTGTTACCAGATTCCCGTGACTGGACGTAGAATTCAGTGGGTAAATCCAGAGATTTTTGAAGAGGAGAAAGAAAACCTTTTAGTCACCAAGGACATTAGAGACCTTCCAGTTATCAGCAGAGCACAAGCGATCGATCGATCATCTTGGGTGAGGAAATACACCATTCGCTCTCTGAAACTGTTCAGGAATGCGTTATCCAAGGGCGTTGTTAGTTTCGATAAGGATCCTACAAAGTTCGATTTTGTGTTAGCGTTGAATCCAGTAAAGAATAAGGTTGAAAGATCCGGTGACCGTACTGACATACCTCAGGGTTCGGGTACAGCTAAGACCGCAGATGGCGGGTTTCTAAAGTTAGCTGCGTTCTCCACTTTGGAGACCGACCCTTTCGGGTTCTGATCTTTAATTTTCCCAAATCGCCTTGCGAGCTAAGGATTCGTCTGTTAAATTAATAGTGAGCTGAGCGCTCCATTCATTTAACAGGCGAGTCCGGAATGCCAACAGACTGCACGGGAAAGCCACTTTGGCACAATTTTGGTAGATCAGGATGAACAGTCGGTACACCATTGTCGTTATTGTCTCGTCGACCGCGGATCAAAAGCTTGACCGGAGAGTTGACCTGCTGAAGACTCTATCCCTCACTAACCGAGGAGCGCAATGCTCTGGTTGGGTGTGAGGTGCAAAGATCAGTTAGTACTCGCTGCAGCCACGTCCTTCTTATTGTAGGTGTTAAACCTCTTATAGAAGGGCCTTCGGTGCCCGCCTTGTAGACTTGACAATCGACCATAATGGTGTATGTTTCCATTATGTCTCTGCGAAAACAAAATAGTTCGCAAAAGAAACTCCTCGCTGCCGGTATAAGGGCAGCACTCTCTGGTGCACGACGGGGTCCCCCCGCACGTGCGCGTCGTGCTCCAACGCAACCTCGTAGAAAGTTGGTTGGTGACAAAATCCACCGGGCTTCAATTCAGAGGCCAAGCGGCCTGTCCGCTAAACATCACTTCAACGCTTTTGGTCCTCAGGTTCCCCAAGCTCTCGCATTTTCGATCGGCCCCGCCACACAGGTGTGCGGTGCTAAACGATTTACCATCACTGCTGGTTCTACCACAGAGGGTGGTGCGGGAATTGGAAACCAGTACACTTTAGTTGGGTTTCAACCAGGTCTCGGCCGTGAGCAAGCACGTTGGTGCATTCAAAACGGTCCCGATAACCCCACGACTCCTAACGTCTGGCACAGTGGCTACCATGCGACAATCTCCTCTTCTGGAATTGACTCTGCACTGGTGCCTACTGACTCAAACCCGAGCCAAATTATGTGTTCGCGTGGATCCATTCGGATTCGTAATCTCACTCCTGCCGGATTGGTGGGGGGCGCTGTTCATTTCATGCGCGCCTCACAAGGCCTTGATGACATTCGTCAATCATTACAGGGCCCTCCGGAAAATATCAAGGATCTCGTCCTTGGGAGTAAAGATACAGTCACCATGTCTGGTTCTCAGTTGACTCAGACTCATCAGTGGGACTGCATACCTGTCTCGCAGGACAAGTATCACGCGTTCGCTACACCATCTGCCACCTATCCCTGGATCGATCCAGGTATTTCAACGGTAATCATTTTGATCGAACATTCGGTTGAAGCTCAGACCTTTGAATTCACGATGGCGGCTACATACTATGCCAGGTATAACAAGGTTGGCCCTCTGGCCAATGCTGCAAGTGCCCCTCCAACTGCTCCCTTGCCCACGATCAATCGTGTGCGCGAAGGTGCTGAGATGTTGGGCAGTTTAGGCAAACCCTTACTTATGGCAGGTATGAATGCGTTGAAGGATGAATATGGGCCAGCAATCCCAGGCATGTTAGGCAATTTGATGCGATCAAACGTGGGCTTTCCCCGTTTAATGAACGCGTCTCGCGCCGTGCCTATGCTGACTCTTGGATAGGAAGAAAGTGATAGTACATCCCATTCGGCTGTGTGGTCTTTACCACGCAGTAGTGTTCTACGATAGATATTGTAGAAGTAATGCCTAAAATGAAATGTCTGGTTCTCACCGAGTATCGCTAGCTCTGCCCTATAATCCAGTTCCGTAGAAGGTTCGCCACAAGCATCATGTTTGCTATGGTTGAAACTATATCCTGGAGGGTCTAGAAATAGCATGAGTGGGTTGTTCACCTCCATGGGGAGGATTGGTAATAACTCACGCGAGCTCAGGACACTAATTTTACG